GGCATTTCAACTCCTTTTTGAATTGTGTTCGCAGTCGGTGACAGGACACCAACCACGGCATGTGAAGTTTGGTCGAGGGTTCCAAACATCTGTAATCATCGCACTCTCTAACTGATTTGTCTCGGGTATCCACTTGCCCCAAGCCTCCGTCTGTTGATCTGTATTGAACTCGGCGGCAACTAGGTCTTTGACTACCAAGAACATCAAGCCAGCCTTAATTGTTTTAACTTGCGGGAAGTGTTTGAAGGTCAGAAGGGACAGCAATTCTAGTTGCTTCTTGTCCGCATAACGACTGGACTTGCTAGTCTTGTAGTCAACGATCCGTGCCTTCTCGCCATCGATAACAAGCAGGTCGGCAATACCACGGAACCAAACATTCTTGTCTCTAAACGCGCATGGTTGCATGTCCTTGGTCAACCCCATCTCATGCTCACATAACTTCTCGCCCGACAAGGCTTTCAGTGGGTCAAGAAACGGCTGGATATAGGCGTACTTCTGTGGTATTGGAGTACCATCACGGATGTATTCTTCGGCTGCCTTATGAACCGCACTGCCGTAGAGCAAGTGTTCCTGTGGTGGCTCGACGATATCTTTGACGATACGCATCCTGTGGTACTTGCGGGGGCACTGCTGAAACAGCGAGATGCTTGAATATGACCATGTGTAGTTCATTTGAGTGCGCTCGAAATTTTGTCTAACTTACCTTCTTTTTCCAACTCAGCAAGAGTCGACATTGCAGTTGCCGCACGCTCAAGTAAGTTGACGTAGCGTTCTAGGTTTGCAAAGTTTGCGGTCTTCTCAACCTTGGTTAGCCCCGCCGCCAAATCATCTGCCGCCTTGCGCACATTACCTGAGACTTTTTTGATATTGGTTTGTAGTTCTTCTGTGGTGTTCATCAAAGCGCTTATGTTGCGCTTGAACATTTTGTCCGCAGTCTCTGTAATCTCTGTTGCTTTTTCGTAGTCTGTTGAAATCATTTTTGCCTTCCTTGTTAAATATGTTCCATCTTCATTTGATAGCTCCGTTGCTATCGCAGTATTGATTCTCCCTACTGACCAACCGGGGCCATACCTATCTATCACATCTGGTTTACTTCCAAGAAAGTTTTGGCTAACTCCTATCTGCATTACAGCCCCCATTTCTCAATAGACATTTTTTTACCGCAGTCGCCGTAGCTTTTTCCTACGCCAATTTCACACGCTAGTGGTAGCGTCTCAGCCCACTTGGGTCGCCAACGCATACATTCGTTTACATATTTAATGGCTTCATCGCGCTCTGATTCGGATACTACGCACGCTACAGCATCATGCACAGTCAGAACTGGCTTGTAGCGTTTCGCTATTCGTAGCATTTGCTCGGCAATCACACAGCGTGCAAGTGCTTGGCACAAGTTCTCAACTACCTTACCGCCATAGATACGGACTTCACCTTTGCGGGTATCGTAGACGTACTGTGGTCGACCATGCAAGTCAATCTCAGGGGCACGCAAATTCATATACTTGAGAGGCAAACCGCTAGGAAGATCGTACCCAATTCCGGGGAGTACGCTTACTGCCTGTGCCTGTTTCCCAAACGGAGTAGTAACAAGTTTAGGGCTTGCCAACGCATCTAAGGTTTTGTGTCCTTCGTCCCATAGCGCAGGAATATATGGGAACTCTTGGCGATACACCTTCAAGATATGTTGGCACATGTTGTCGTCCAAACTTACCCCAAAGTTCTTGAGTTGTATCTGAAACTTGCGCCAACCCATGCCGTAGCCCGCACCAAGAATCGTAGTCTTACCCACAAATCTCTCAGAGTCGTCAATCTCTCCAATAGGTTTGTTGTATATCTTTGTTGCCATGATCTTGTAAACGTCTTCACCTTTTGCAAACGCGCTTACCAAATCCGCTTGCCCCGCCAACCATGCAACGATCCGCGCTTCAATTTGTGAGGAGTCGGCATCAATCATGACGTAGCCTTCGGGTACTACGATAGCGGTCTTGAGTGGTGACTTGCGTGGCAAGTTCTGTAGGTTTAGTTTGTCGTCCCCACCCCAACGCCCTGTGTGTGCGGCATAGTATCTCAGGGGAACTGGAAGGCTACCACGCTTCGCTATGGAGATAAATCTTTGGGTGCGTGTCTCTTCTAATGTGGACTTTGTCCCAAGACGCGCGGCAACAAGTGCTTGCACCCGCTCGTCCCAGTGGTCTGCCAATGCTTTAAATCCCTCATCACTCTTAGCCAAAGCCAAAGCCATTTTGCCTGTCGTGGGGCTAACCTTCATGGGTGGTGGGACACCATACTCAATCAGTCGCTCGGCGAACTTCTGATTGGACATGAGCACTTCTTTGTCGGCACAAGCCTCAGCAATCAAGGCTTCCTTCTTCTCTTGTACAAGTACAAGATGTTGCTCCAACACAGGTAGATCAAGACGTAGCGTCGGCTCTGTGAACATACGCAGAGTCATGTCTATTAGCTTCAGCTCTGGCTTCTGGAAGTTTGCTTGCAAGATATTAAACAAGTCGTACGTCAGCTTAACGTCGTTCTTGCAGTACACACCATATTGCGCCAAGTCCTGCGCAGAGAAATCAGCACGGCGCTTACCCATAGCCGCGACTACCTCAGTACCCTTCACCCCTAAGCCATAACGCTCAGCGGCTTTTGCTAGGCTGTTACCAACCTCTGTGCCGTCAATGGCACGTAGCATTGCTAGGGTATCGAGAAGTACTTTTGGCCTAATACCAAACCGCCAAGAAAGGATAGCACCATCAAACATGCAATTATGAGCAAGCAGAAAAGAACTATCCCAGTCAAAGCGAGATAGAAACTCGGAGGTGTCGGCGTGGTCTCCTGTGAACCATTGCGTTTCGTCATCATTTATTTTTACTCCTACACCGATAACTTCAAAACGGTCATCGCGAATGTATTCTTCAGTTGTTAATTTGGATAGAGAGAAGTCTTTATCGTAGAACGTTTCGAAGTCAAGGGTGATTAAGTTCATCCTATCTTTCCCGCTTTTATGATGCCAAACTCGGAACGCTTCCAGAGAAATGAGATAGTTGGCACAGCGCCAGCACTAAACAAGTCTGATGCTGTAAACACAGCAGTAGTATGTCTTGGATACCCCGGGCCAACGTATCTCTTAACGTCTCGGTAGTGTGGTACATAAGTGATGCCATCTAGTTTGAATGTTGTGTACTTATGCAGTTCGACTTTATCGTCTTCTTTTGCTTTTGTAGTCATTTGGTTACCTTTGTGTCTGGTGAGAACTTTGCGATCTCGCGGTTCAAATACCAACGTGCTTTGAGCAAGTCTTCATAGTGGCTACCTTTGAGGTCAGCACGGCTGATGTACTTGACTACGTTACCTAGGTTGTAACCAAACTGCTTCGCCTCAATGAAGTCAATAGTCTCGATACCGCCCATCTTGTAGTGAGGTGGTTGATTAACCATGTCGGTGTGATGCGTGGCAACGATATCTTCACTTACTTTATTAAATGCTCTCTCAACGTCATGAATAGTCATGCCGTTAAACCCTACTGGGACTGCCACAAACTTATCTCCGACGTGCTGACCTTGCCAACCTTGTGCTCTACGCTTGTCTTGGTCTTTCTCAAACTGTGCGTCTGCTTCCATGTCGGCTTTGATTGACTTTTTACTCGTCACTATGCTTGCGAGTTTCCACTTGGGCTTCTTCACTGCCGGTGTACTAACCACACCATTCTTCTTATCAGCGTACCGAATGTTGTGGACGTATTGCACCGTTGCACCAGTAGCATCGGCTACTGCCTGTGCTTTTGCCAGTGGGTGCTTTGCTAAATACTTACGCACTTTTGTGCTCATTGCTTGTGATCTCTTTGCCATATTTTCCTCTTTAAGATTTAAGTTTAAGACCGCGATTTTCCAATGCGGTGAGTAGTTGTTTTGCTGACATTGCGCCCATGTTGGGCACTCGGTTTAACCAAAAATACGCTCTCGTATCCAGTAAGTCCTCCATAGTTAAGATGTGTTGTGCTCTGACTGCGTTTGCTACTCTTCGTGGTAGTTCTAAATAAATTGCGGGGTCTTCCTTTAACCAATCACTTGCAGGGGCTTTGGTCTTTGCTTCAAGCATTGCATCTGCTTGTAGGTAAGCTTTTTCTGCTACGTGTTCTTTCTCCCCGTTTATCAACATTGCTTGCATCGCCGCCATAGCAATCTGATCTCTCAACAGTACGTCTATCATTCCTTCATCTCCCGCACAAAAATCATAAAGCTGTGCACTGTGTCTACTCCGAAAGCAATAGCCAGTCTCTCGAACTCATGCGCAACCTCGTCTAGCGTCTCGTTTCTGACTTGCGTATTGGTTTTCTCTACCTTCGAGAGCCTATCGCCTAACTCTCTGACAGCAATCCTTGCTATGGCTAACTCGTCCATCAAGTGAACTACGGCATCTTGTGGTTCGGCGATCTGACGCTTGCGGTTTAGAGACTTTACGTACTCTTGTTTAACGCGAGACTCCATCTCGATGCGTGTGAACTCTTCATCTTCGGGTGTCATCTGCCACTCCCTATCTCTTTAAGTTTCTCTTCTAGTCTACGGATACGCTGACGGTTGTACTCAACTACGCTAGTAGCGTACTCAAGAGACTTCTCCGCTTGCATCTTTGATAGGTATGCGTCACGCATCTCGATATCAATAAGTTCTTCCAATGTTCTTGGACGCAACATATCTTTGATAAAGGCTACTATGGCTTCTCGTTTAGTCATGCGTTCTTCTCCTTTAATGCTTGCTCGATGGCATTTGCAAAGTCAACCCAAAACGAATCTTCTCTTGAAGTCGCGTTATGCAAGCTGGAGTAAACAAAACTTTGTTCATCCCTCGTCAACCCGCGCCAAGGCTTTACATAGGCTTGAATGTCATCGTCATCTTCATATCTTGGCTTACGCAAGATAACCTTGTCAGGGTCTGTAGGATGGTCTTCAAAGTATGCGGCTGTCATGCTTGTCCCCTTTCCCTTATTCGTTCAGCAATAACTTGTGATGGGTGAGGCCAACCCACCGCCCACTCGTCTGCAATCTTTGCACACGCCTCACGCTCGGCTTCTATCGCGGGCTTGAGCATATCTATCGCTGTCTCATGCAACTTTTGTTGTATCCCTAACATCTCTGTTAACTTGGCAATCTGTTCTTTGTGTGGGGGTTCAAAATAAAACCTAACATGATGCCCTTCTTTGTGCGGGTCACTTACTTCAACAAAGTGTTCTGTCCACCTAGCGTCTGTATGTAAAAAGTCAGTCATGTGTTCTTCTCCTTTAATGCTTGCTCGATGTACTCACGCAGTTCGTCAATCTCTTCATGTAGGCGCTGTTGAATCATTGAGTTGCTAATCATTCCGCTTTGATGGTCAGGGTGTTCTTCACAGCGTTGATAGAAGTCTTTAATGTCTTCGTATTTCATGTGTTGCGCTCCTTGTGTGTCATAGTGGTGCCTCGGGTAGTTTGTTTCTCTGCTGTTGTTGGTATTGCTCTTCTTGTTTCTTAGTCCAAACTTTTAGTGGGTGCGTAGGGAAAGGCCAAGGCGTACCACGCAACTCTATGCAACTTTTAGGGAGAACGGTCATTGTGGGCAAATCCCGCTCAACAACTCGTACAACTGTTCGACGTTCTCTTCGTTCACTAACCATGCGTGCCCTCCAGCATTTCTAATTTTGTTAATCTCTCGTTCTTGCAATGCAGTCGGCTTACCCTTGCCAGCCTTACACTCGATCGCAAAGAATACTCCACAAAAGCAACCAATGATATCGGGGATTCCACTACGTCCATAACCACCAGTAGCAGGCATAAAGTAGTAAGCCTCTAACTTATCGAGAATCTCTTTTACTCTCTTCTTAACTTTTGCTTCGGGTGTCGTAGCCATGTACTCTCTCCTACTTGTTTAATGTTTACACAGTATAGCACATAAAAAAGCCCGACACAATAGGTCAGGCGAAAAAAGATATAAAAAAAGGACAAACTGACGATATGTCAGTCTGTCCTAGTAGGGAGAGTTTAATTAGTTAGCAAGTAGTCTCTATAGCCCCCGCAGTCATGTAGATGTGCGGTATGTGTGTATCTTCTACCTTAACACCCATGCCTTCGATCGCTTGGTTAGTCTCCATGATCTTGAGTATCGCCAACTTCTCTTGATACTCTACAGGCAAATCGTAAGTATTAGATGTCACCATCACCACTTCTCCGATTGTCAAGTCCACCACCGTCATAACCCCACTCGGTAGAAGTTTAACTAGCATACCAGTTCTGTTCTCCCATGCTCTAAACACGCTATCAACAATCTTGTATGTCGATAGGTGATCTCGCCACTTAGGGTCAATGATGATAGGCGGGAACGCTTGCGGTCCGTTTTCTTCTACATCTACTAGGTACTGTAGTAGGGAAGCCGCGACTACAGTTGTGTTCACGCATGAAGTAACTTGATTATTTGCATTCTGTCGCAGATTACTCATTCGGTAACCCGTGTCAGTAATCATAGTCTTGGCTACCTCGTCAGGCGGGAATTCCTTGAACGCATCTAACGCACTCCTCAATGCAATCTTGTAGTGCTTTGTTTTCTTTCGGTTACGCATACCGCGTTGTTGTTGAATCCTAGGCGAGTCGAGTTGGTACACATTTATGTATTTACCATCTACATAGTCTTGCTGTATGCTGATCTTGCCGATCTTCTCTTCGTTGTTGTATACGATTACCTCGCCCACCACACGGTTGTTGTGTGCACTGCCGTCGCGCCTACGATCTAGCGTTACACCGTTGGATTCGTATGCGATCTTTGGTAACTTGATAGCAAGGTCACACAGAATGATATGCAAGTCAGGGTGAATGTCATACTCGTGTCTGCCTTTCGGGTCGTACTTGTATGGTAGTTTTGTGAAGTCCATTTGTTCGCTCATATATTCCTTAGTTAAGTGTCTCGTTGTTGTTCTCTTGCGAGAGGTGCATGTCGTAGGCTAACGCTAGCCCACCGACAATCTCTTCCTTCTCTACGCAAGTAATGATTGACGATCGCGCCAGTATGTTTATCAAGATGTTTAGCACCTCGTCAGGTTTGAGTTCTGCTTTGCGCATCACATCAATGATCTGTCCCGATACTTGTTGGAGTTTGTCTCCACCCATTTCTAATTTCATTTTGTGTCCTTTGCTTTCTTAGGTGCTGGTGCCTTGGGCGCAGTTGTACCGCTCAAGAAGGGAATCACTGGTGCTTCATCACGCAAAGCTGCGTACTCAAGTTGCACTTTCTGTACATTGATAATCTTGCCTGCGGTGTTGTTCATCTCTGATGCGAACTTCACATCTATCGTCCCATCTTTGAGGGCTTGATACAGGGCGGTTAGTTCTGTTGTCAACTCAGTTATGCTTCTCATTTTTCAAACTCCTTAAAATCATAAGTTGTAAACGCTTGGCTTCATACAATTCGGGCGTTAGTAATGCTTTAGATATTCCTAAAGCATTCGCCACATAGTGCGGGGCTAACTCGTTTGTGTCTCTACGCATACGCGCTCTACCCCTAGCACGATACTCTTCTATGTGTCTGTCGTAACTTGCTTTGTTTGCTTTCCTCCTTAGTCCAAGTATGTATTCACGCTTCGGTCCGTTGCGGTCAACTCTTTTCTTCTTTGCAATAGCCTCGGCATTCTCTTGTATGTATTTCTTGTTGTACTCGTGTATCCAGTCTTTGTTTTGACTACGCCATTCCTTAGCCTTGGCGAGATTTACCTCGCGGTCGGCACGCCACCTCTCTCGATCTTTGGCTCTTATGGCTTCCTTGTTGGCTTCTCGATACGCACGCTTCTTCTCGCGTATTTCTTCCCCCTTCCTTTCTCGATACGCTCTATTGAGTTCTACTATGCGTTCTTTGTTAGCCTCGCGATACGCTTTTTGGTATGCCGATCTTTCCTCTGCTGATTTATGCGGCATACAAACTCCTACCATTCAAAGCGTTTAAGAATATCGTCAACCTTGGCTTTCACATTCTCGCGAATGTAATCACTCTCTTTCAGAGTATCAAGATCAGTGTTCGTAAGCGCTGCGTTAAGTTCGCGTCTCGCTTGCTCTAACTGTGGGTCGTTGGTGATGTTGAGTCGGCTCAACAAGTTAACCAACTCGTGTGCATTGGTGAGTATCGTGCCGTGAAACACTTTGCGTTTGCCTTCGTCATCACTCGATAGGCGTTCGCTCATGTGAGTCAGGCATTCGTACAGTCGTTGCCACACATCACGCATGGCGTGGTTGAGTCGCTCGTTGAATGCAGTTTCATACTGTGCTACCAGTTCTGCCTTTGCTTGCTCGCCTATCTCTATGCGGAAGTCACCAGCCGTTGGAATCGGCGTTAGCGTATACGAGAAGCGAAACTTCTTAGCGAGTTCTTCGGGTGCGGGATACTCTTCACGATCAAACAAGTCACCCAGTTGGAATGCGCCCGCTGATATCAGCGTAGGGTACACATTTATGAACACATCAACTAAGCGGTCGAACTCTGCTTTCCTCTCGTCAAGCGTGCGCTTGTACCCGCCGTTGAATAAGTTTTCCATAGTGACGATGCGAGGACCTGAGTCAGACCAAGGGATAGTCTGTTTGGTATTCCACAAGCGAGATGATGCCGCGTAACGGATCACGGCTTCGTGGTGTGGGTT